GAGCTCAAGGCAAAATGATGTATTCCCGACAGAATGCAACAATACTTCCATCTTGTAGAGATGCCATTTGGTATGGGGACGGTACCCGCGTGAATATATATTACAAGGCATACATCAATGGGAAATATCAGGCTGTTGCAACACAGGTATTTGAGGTTGTGGATGCGTACAGTGAGGCTCTGATTGGATTCCATATAAGTGACAAGGAGAATTTTGAGTCTATGTATGAGGCCTACAGGAACGCCATTGAAAGTACCGGGCACTTGCCTGTTGAACTCATCTATGACAACCAGGGAGGAACCAAGAGAGAAGATGCCAGGATGTGGCTTGCTAAGATTGCCACCTGTAGCAGGCCTACAGCCCCGTATAACGCCCCATCAAAGACTATTGAGAGCATCTTTGGCAGGTTCCAGTCTCAAGTGCTGCATAAGTTATGGCATTTTACTGGAGCCAATATTCAGGCAAAGAAAGACTCTTCCAAAATAAATACTGAGTTCCTGCTTGAGAATATAGAACATCTGCCTACATATAATGAAATGCTTGAGATATACAAGGAGTGCAGGATGGAATGGAACAGTATGCAGCATTTCAAATATGCCAAACCAAGGATGCAACTGTATCTTGAATCTGTTAACCCTGAAGCAGTACAGCTGACAGAGACTCTCAGAAGGGAACTGTTCTGGATGACAACATCAAAACCAAGCACGTTCACCGCAAGGGGTATTCAGATTACAGTTGACAAAAGAAAATACCTGTATGAGGTTCTGGATTCAGAAGGTATGCCAGATATGAAATGGAGGAGCAAGAATACAGGCCGTGAATTCTGGGTTCAGTATGATCCGCATGATATGACAACTGTCCGTCTCTGTACAAAAGACCAGTATGGACTCCGCTTTGAGGTAGAAGCCAAACCATACATAACAATACACAGGGCAATGATGGACCAGGAGGATGGGGAAAGATCATTCTTAAAACTCCAAGAACTGGCAAACAAAAAGGAACGCATCAGAAGGCATATCCTTAACCATCAATTGGAGGTTGAACATGGGGTTTCCCCAGAGCAGTTGGGACTGAACTCCCCAGGACTCCTTGGAATTAAGAACGGGGAATATGAAAGGCTTGCTGAAGAGGTGATGAGGGAGATGCAGATGGAAGAAATGAATGCAGTACCGGTATTGGCAGGATCACTTGGGCAGGTCCAGAAACAGCAGAGCAATTTTGATGCAATAAGTGCCTATGACAAAATGTAATTAACTCAATATAGCTATGGTAACTCAAGAACTTAAAAAACAAATTGCGAATGACTTGGCAGACTACATTAAAAGGTATCCAAGCCAAAACAAAGCTGCAACATCCCTAAAAGGGACATCTGCCGGAACTGTCAGCAGCATTATCAATGGTAATTGGGAGAAAATCAGTGATGATATGTGGCTGAAGCTTAACAGCCAGCTCTCTAACAGCAGAGGGTGGAAGATATGTCACACATCCGCTTATGAGAGCCTTACCCTGTATATGGATGATGCGAAAGCTAACAGTAATGTAATGTGGGTTACAGGGCCTGCAGGTATAGGCAAAAGCACTGCAGCTGGAGTGTTTGCGAGGGAGAACAAAGATGTATTCCTGTTAACCTGCAGTGAGGATATGCACAAGGGGGATTTTATAAAGGAATTGGCTCAAAAGATAGGGGTTCGCACAATAGGCCTTACAATCAGAGAAACGTTGCAGGAAATCATAAAAGAACTTGTAAAGAAGAGAAATCCGCTGCTGATTTTTGATGAGGGGGATAAACTCACCGATTCTGTACTGTACTACTACATTTCCTTGTATAATGCGCTGGAAGACAAGTGTGGAATGATATTCCTGAGTACTGAGTATATGAGCAAGAGGGTAAGTAGAGGAGTTCAGAAAGGGCGCAAGGGATATGATGAGCTTGAGAGCAGGATCTGCAGACGTTTTGTCCAGCTTGACCTTGTGAACAGCAATGAAGTTGAAGGTATCTGCGTGGCAAATGGACTTACGGACAAAGCTGCCATTAGAACCGTACAGAGGGAAGCTGCCGAATGTGGAAATGATTTGAGGAGGGTTAAAAAATCGGTCCATAAAGAGTTGAGAAAATTATCTATAACCAGCAATTGAGAACCATTAAAACGCCGGTAAAATGAAAAGAACTTTAACCACACAACAGGTCTTGAGCATAAAGCATAAGCTTATAGAACTACAAGGTGTCTGGGGTGAATGTGTAGGGGCTATTGACAAGCGTGGGGTTGTATTCTTCTGGGGCAACTCAGGCAATGGAAAGACATCTGCTGTCCTAAGCCTTTGTAAAGAGTTGACCACTTTTGGGAAAGTGCTGTATGTGTCATTTGAGCAAGGATACTCATATTCTATGCAACAGGCTCTCATCAGATCCTCAGTTATGGAGTGTGGCAGCCGGTTCCAATTACTGGATACAACCACAATGGAGGAGTTGACTGAAAGGCTCAAAAAGCCCAAGTCCCCCCAGTTTATTGTGATAGACTCAATCCAAAGCTGCGGATTGACCTATAAACAGTTTACAGCCCTTAAGAAGGCCCACCCATCCAAGCTGTTGATTTTTGTGAGTCATGCTGATGGACGGCAGCCTGAAGGCAGACCAGCCAGGAGCATCAAGTATGATGCAGACCTGAAAATATGGGTAGAGGGATACACTGCATTCAGTAACGGCAGATTCATTGGACCAACAGGTAAAGCCGTTATTTGGGGAGAGGGAGCCCAAAAATATTGGGCTGGGAAGGAGAGAGATAGAAATAACAATCAAAACACACAGATATGAAAACACCAAAACAAATCAGAAGGTATTTGCGCAAACAGCCTTGGTATAAGGCATGGCTTAAATTCACTTGGATGTCACAGCCATTAAAAGATTTTATTCGGTTTGCCAGAGGTAAGGCAGGGGTTGATACCTTGCAGGGATTCAGCTGGCATAATACCGTACAGGGCAACAGTTTCTGGGCAAGAGCAAGTGCAAATTTCAGTGAGTGGTATCATCATGGGGAAGAATAATTTTTCAAGGTTCTACGCTTTGTTAAGGCTGAACCCAAGAGTTGATAAGGAAGAAATGGTGATGCAGTTCACTGATGGAAGAACAACATCCTTGAGGGAAATGAGCAAGGCAGAATTTGCAAGTATGTGTGACGCGATGGAATACGGGAGCCAGGAGAGAGAGGACTTGCATCTGAAGAATCTGAAGAGAGCCAGGAGCTCAGTACTTTTGAGGATTGGCCGTCTGGGAATAAATACAGTTGACAACTGGGATGTGATAGATGCTTTCTGCATGAGCCCGAAGATTGCAGGTAAAAAGTTTTCTCACCTGAGTGTTCCGGAGTTGCAAGCCCTTATTCCCAAGCTTGAGAACATTATCCGTAAGGGAGGTTTGAGGAACAGACAGGAAGAGGCTACAGATATCCTCCCAGAATCAATGAAAAATGGAGTAATATTTTTCAATTTCAACAAATTAAAAAACTGATATTATGGAACAGAACACAACAACCGTACAGATGTCTCCAGAGCAGCTGGCGGCATTTGAAAAATTTCAGGCAGAAGAACTCCGCAAGGAGAAGGAAGAGAGGGAAAAGAAATTGCGTGAGGAGTACAGGCAAATGGTGGATGATGAGATAGAGGCATCCTTGCCAGAGTTACTTACCCTTAGCCAGGACCTCAGACAGGTAAAAACAACAATCCTTGAGAATTTCCGCACATTGATTGAAATGAAGAGGGATTTATTTACGCTCAAAGGTAAGGATATGGTAAACCAGTCCCACACATTTACCAACACCAAGCAAGATAAAAGAATCATTGTTGGACACTATGTTTCAGATGGGTACCTGGATACAGCCAATGAAGGGATTGCCATTGTGAAGGAATATATTGAGGGATTGGCCAATTCTGAAGAAAGCAAAGTGCTACTGGATATGGTGATGAACCTATTGGCTAAAGACAAAAAAGGAACATTGAAAGCATCAAAGATACTGCAGCTTCGCAAAATCGCAGATGAAAATGGCAATGCACGTTTTATTGAGGGGGTGAAGATTATCACAGAAGCTTATACTCCAGCCGTGTCAAAACAGTATGTAAGATGTGAAATTAAGAATGAGAAGGGGGCGTGGATAAATGTTCCCCTTGGAATGACAGAAAGCTAAAAAGGAGGTAATTATGAGAGGATTTATAGATGTCCATAACATTGAGACAGACAAACTGATGGTAATTAAAGTTGCCAAAATACAATCCATTGTGGATTATGGGGAAGAGGGTAGAATGATAACAACAGAGAACGGACAGGAGTT